ATGGCGGCAGGCAAGACTGCGTCCGGGCGGATACGCGGTGCCGCGCGCACCCGGCCCGACAAACCGAGCGAGGCGGCAAAGCGCGCGATCTTCATCAATGTGCTGCGTAACACCGCCAATGTCAGCCGGGCGGCGCTGGAAGCGGGCATGGCGAGCACCACCGCCTATCGGCAGCGTGCGAACCATCCGGGTTTCGCCCGGGCCTGGGACGCGGCGATCACCGCAGCACTCGACGATCTGGAGGAGGCTTTGCTCCACCGCGCGCTGCACGGCGTCGAACGTCCGGTCCTCCATGGCGGTAAGCGCGTCGATACCGTCACCACCTATTCGGACGCACTCGGCATGTTCATCCTCAAGACGCGGCGTCCCGAAATCTATGCACGCTCCGCGTCGCGCGGTGAGGACCGGCCCGCCGATAACGGCGAAGCCGCGCTGTTCGAAATCGAAGCGATGCTCGACAAGGCGGCGACGCGCTCGCGCGGCGGCATCGCTGCCGCCGATATGATCATCGACAATATCCCCGCCGCATGAGCGAACTCGAAACGCTGGCGATGATGCCGCACGACGCGCGTCGCCAGGCGATCCTGACACGCTCACCCGAAGCGGTCCGCACCGACTGGAATTTATGGGCAAGCGCGGGGCAGCGGCCACCGCCGGGCGCATGGCGGATCTGGGCGCTGATTGCAGGTCGTGGTTATGGCAAGACGCGCGCGGGGGCAGAATGGGTTCGCGGGCTGGCCGAGGCCAATGAAGACGTCCGCATCGCGCTCGTCGGCGCAACGATGGCCGACGCGCGCGATGTGATGATCGAGGGCGAAAGCGGCCTGCTCGCCGTCTCGCCCGCTGCGACGCGCCCGCGCTGGGAACCCGCGCGCGGGCGGCTGTCATGGCGGTCGGGCGCGCAGGCCTTTGTATTTTCGGGTGAGGCGCCTGAGCGCTTGCGTGGTCCCTCGCATCATTATGCGTGGTGCGACGAATTCGCCAAATGGGCCTATCCGCAGGACGCGTGGGACAATCTGCAGCTGACGATGCGGCTGGGCAGCGCGCCGCGCACAATGGTGACGACGACGCCCAGGACGATTCCGGCGCTGCGCAACCTGATTGCGGCCCCGGGGGTGATCGTCACCAACGGGCGCAGCGCCGAGAATTGTTTCCTGCCCGAGGCCTTTGCCGACCATATTCGCGCGACCTATGGCGGCACGCGGTTCGGGCGGCAGGAACTCGACGGCCAGATGATCGAGGACATTGCCGATGCGCTGTGGACCCGCCCGCTGATCGAGGCGAGCCGGACGCGTATACGCCCCGAACTGGTGCGCGTCGTCGTTGGCGTCGATCCGCCCGCCGGCCGCAATGGCGACGCCTGCGGCATCGTCGTGTGCGGGCTCGACCGCGAAGGCATCGGCTATGTCATCGAGGATGCCAGTGTTGCGGGCCGCGCACCCGAGGATTGGGCGCGGGCGGTGGTGCAGGCCGCCGCGCGCCACCGCGCCGATCTGGTGGTGGCAGAAGCGAACAACGGCGGTGATATGGTCGGCGCGGTTCTGACTGCGGCGGACGCGGGGCTGCCGCTCGCGCTCGTCCATGCCACGCGCGGCAAGGCGGCGCGCGCCGAGCCGGTGGCGACGCTCTACACACGTAACCGGGTGCGCCACCTGCATGCGTTTCCCGAGTTGGAGGATGAGTTGTGCGGGCTGGTGTCGGGCGGCACCTACGAAGGCCCCGGCCGCTCCCCCGACCGCGCCGACGCGTGCGTCTGGGCACTTACGAATCTAATGCTCGGCCCGGCGCGCGCGCTGCCCAGGGTGCGGGTGGTTTGATTGCCACTCGTCGGAATGTCTGGCATTACCGAGGGATGACCAACGCCACGACTGCAACGCTGACCGTGCGTATCGCCGAAGATGCGGAAACCGGACGCTGGTATGTCGTCGAGAGCGATGTCCCGGGTTTGCGATTGGAGGGGCATGACGCCGTATCGCTGATCCGGCGCATCGAACTCGCGACGCCCGAACTGGTCGAGGCGAATGCTGAAGAGATTGCGGCACGCCATGGGATCGCTCCCGGAAGCATCATCCGCATCGTGCCGGTCTTCGATACGCCGATCGAGCTTGCCGCCTGACCGATGCCGCGCGGGTACGGGCGCGATTTGAGGAAATTGCTGATCGCGGGCGGGTGTCGTTTCGTGCGGCAAGGCAAAGGCGACCACGAAATCTGGTTCAGCCCGATCACCGGGCGAACCTTCACCGTCGATAGCGGTGTCGAGCTGCGCCACACCGCCAACGGCACGCTGAAGGACGCGGGGCTGCCAAAGGCATTCTGATCGGCTCGCTGCCGGTTGCACTAGCAAGGATCATCGCATGAAATTCTTCGGCAGGAAATCTGCCGGGCGTGAGGCTTCGCGTCCGGTGCTTTCGCGTGCGTGGCGCACCTGGGTGGGGCCACCGGCGGGCGAATGGCCGCAGTCGTATGAGGCGCAGGTCCGCGACGGCTTTGTCGGCAACCCGGTGGCGCAGCGCGCGGTGCGGCTGGTGTGCGAGGGCGTCGGGAGCGCGCCAGTCGCGGCGTCCGATCCGGCAGCACTCGCGCTGATTATCGCGCGGTCGGGCGGGCAGAGCCTCATTGAGACGATGGCGCTGCACCTGCTGCTGCACGGCAATGCCTATGTTCAGGTGCTGTCGGGTCCCGATGGTGCCCCGCGCGAATTGTTCGCGCTGCGGCCGGAACGGGTGACGATCGAGGCTGATGCGCGCGGCTGGCCGGCGGCTTTCCTCTACCGTGCGGGAACTGCGGTTGCGCGGTTGCCGGTAGACGATGCGAACGGCAACCCGGCGGTGATCCATGTCAAGGCGGTGAATCCGCTCGACGATCATTACGGCCTCGGCTGCCTCGGTGCGGCGGCGGGCGCGATTGCGATCCACAATGCTGCGACGCGCTGGAACAAGGCGCTGCTCGACAATGCGGCGCGGCCGTCGGGGGCGCTCGTCTATGACCCGGGGGAGGCGGGCGCGGTGTTGGCGCGCGAACAGTTCGACCGGTTGCGCGCCGAACTCGACGCGAGTTTTTCGGGCGCGCTCAACGCCGGGCGGCCGATGCTGCTCGAAGGCGGGCTGAAATGGCAGGCGCTCTCGCTGAGCCCTGCGGACATGGATTTCGTCGGGCTGAAGGCGGCGGCGGCGCGCGAGATTGCGCTCGCCTTCGGCGTGCCGCCAATGCTGCTCGGCCTGCCCGGCGACGCGACCTATGCCAATTACCGCGAGGCGAACAAGGCGTTGTGGCGGCTGTCGGTGCTGCCGATGGCGGGGCTGATATTGGAGGGTATCGCGCAAGCGCTGCGGCCGCATTTTGCTGGGCTGACGCTGGCGGTCGATCCCGACAAGGTGAGCGCGCTGAGCGAGGACCGCGAACGGTTATGGGCGCAGGTCGAGGCCGCAAGCTTTCTGACACTCGACGAAAAGCGGGCGGCTGTGGGGTTGGCTCCCGCAGCCAAAGTCCCAGTGGGCGAGGAGCGAGCTATCGAAGTCAAGTTCAACCCGTGACATGATTGAATCTAAACGTGTCAGTAAATGGGTTCCAAATCGTCCGGAAGGGAACTGACATGGTCAACGCGAAGATGCCAGATAACTTGGCAGCCTTGGTTCAGCAAATCATCGAAATCACGCAAACCGAGTCTGAGGGGATTTATCTTTATGCCGAGGCAGACGGGGGTTCGGTGGAAGCCGGAATTTTCAAGGCTGATGGCGAAAGCGTTGCGTATTGGGACCCCGACGACGAACTTTTCGAAGCGATCGACCAGCTATGGCAGGATGCGGAGGGCGACAAGAAATGGGCCGTCATGGAATATGCCGTCAGGGATGGTCGCTTCGATGCCGACTTTCTTTATCCCGATCAGCTCGATCCTGAAGAAACGTCATACGATCGCCGGAAGCGGGCGCTGTATAAGCGCTTCGGCGACAAACCCGTGATCTACCCGCCGATGGACGACGATTTTCACGAGCTGAGCGAGGACGACCTTTCGAAGGACTGAACGGTCGAAGCACTGGGCGGTCGCAGCCGCGCCGAAGAGCGCGCGTACAAAAGGACATGACATGACGAACGAAAATCAGGCGCTGCTCGAGGCAGCGTCGGAACTTGGCGCGCGTCGTGCGCTGGCGCGGCTCGGGCTGTCCGACGAAGCGGCGCGCGACGATATGAATGAGCTGCGCGAACTGCTCCGGGCGTGGCGCGACGCCAAGGCCTCGGCGCGCCATGCGGTGATCGGCTGGATCGTGCGCGTCATGCTCGCAACGGTGCTGCTCGGCATCGCGGTGAAGCTGGGGCTGACCGAATTGGCGACCCGGTGATGCGTTTTGCCGGATATGCCGCGCTGTTCAACCGCACCGATCGCGGCGGTGACATCATTCGTGCAGGTGCCTTTGCCGGAGCGCGTGCCCCGCTGCCGATCTATCGCGAACATGACGCGCGCCGCCGCATCGGCACCGTCGAAATGCTGGGTGAGGATGCGCGCGGTCTGCGCGTCATCGGGCGTGTCGATACCGCCGTCGAACCCGGCACCGGCCTGTCGTTCGGATACCGCCCTGTGACTGTCCGTCATGGAACAAATCGCGAACTTACTGCGGTCGAGCTGATCGAGGTCAGCCTCGTCCGCCGTCCGATGCAACCGCTCGCGCGGGTGCATGCCACCGACCCATCATGAAGGAGAAGACGATGGATTACGAAGTGAAAGCCGACACGCTGGACGCCTCTTTCGATGCTGTAGTGCTGCCGCCCGAACGGCCGGTGCTTGCCGCCTCGCCAAGCGAGGGCGAGCATCGCCGCCGTGCCTTTGCCGATGGCTATCTGCGGCGCGGCGAGACCGGGCCCGAGATCAAAAGCTTTACCGGGACGACCGGGGCCGATGGCGGGGTCGCGGTACCGCGTGAAATCGACGCGGCGATCGACACGACGCTGAAGGCGATTTCGCCCATTCGCCGTATCGCCAATGTCGTGACCGTGGGCACGGCGGGTTATCGCAAGCTGGTGACGCAGAACGGCGTCGCATCGGGCTGGGCGTCAGAAGTGGCGACGCGCCCCGAAACCGCGACGCCGGTGTTCAACGAAATCGTCCCGCCGATGGGCGACCTTTATGCCAATCCGGCGGCGTCGCAGTTCATGCTCGACGATGCCGCGTTCGACGTCGAGGCGTGGCTGGCCGATGAGATCGCGACCGAATTCGCCCGCGCCGAGGGGGCGGCGTTCGTCGGGGGCAGCGGGGTCAACCGACCGCGCGGTTTCGTCAGCAGCGCGACGACCAACCAGGCGGACGGGGTCCGCGCCTTCGGCACGCTGCAGCATCTGGCGACGGGTGTCGATGCGGCATTCCCGGCGGCCAACCCGCAGGACCGGCTGATCGACCTCGTCCAGTCGCTGCGCGCGCCGTATCGGCAGGGCGCGACCTGGGTGATGAATTCGAAGACGCTGGCCACGGTGCGCAAGTTCAAGACCACCGACGGCGCGTTCATCTGGCAGCCCGGCCTGACCAGCGGCAATGGCGATCTGCTGCTCGGCTATCCGGTGATCGAGGCCGAAGACATGCCCGATATCGCGAGCAATGCGCTTGCGATTGCGTTCGGCAATTTCAAGGCGGGCTATCTGATCGTCGAGCGTGGCGAAACCAGCATCCTGCGCGACCCCTATTCGAACAAGCCCTATGTCTATTTCTACGCGACCAAGCGCGTGGGCGGCATGGTCAGCAATTCGGAAGCGATCAAGCTGATGAAGTTCAGCGTCAGCTGATCCGTCGTTGATCGCCGGGCGCTTTGCTTGCGAAAAACAGGGCGAAGCGCCCGGCATTCATTTCGATAGAGTTCAAATTTCGGGAGCCGAGCCGATGCTCACCACCGATCCATTACCCGCCTTGCCCGACGGGGTGGAGGCGGCGCGCGATTTCCTGCGCATCGATACCGGCGAAGACGATGCCGTGCTTGCCCGTCTGCTGGCCGCCGCCGTCGCGCAGGCCGAAGCGTTTACCGCATCGCTGCTGATCGCGCGCGGCGTCACCGAAGTCGTTGAGGGAGGGGCGGGCTGGACCGCGCTGTCGGCGTGGCCGGTTACTGCAATCACCGGCGTTGCCGATGTCGGCGGCGCTGCGCTGCCCATCGGCAGCTATGAAATCGACGTCGACACCACCGCGATCGGCAAGGTCCGGCTGACGACCGCAGCGCCGCAGCGCATCCGCGTGACCTATGTCGCCGGTCTGGCGACCGGCTGGGCAACACTGGCCGAGCCGATGCGCCAGGGCATCGTGATGCTTGTCGTGCATGATTATCTGGCGCGCGACCGCAATGACGGCGACGCGCTGCCGCCCGATGTCGCCGCACGCTGGCGCGGCGCACGGCGGATGCGGCTGTCATGAGTGCGATCGAGGATATCGCGCGCCGCGCCGTCGCCAGCGAAGCGGCAAGCCTGTTCGAACGCGCGCGCGCCGATGTGCCGCGCGACGTCCGCGTCGAACGCACCGGCGACGGCATTATCGTGTCGGGGCGCAATCTGTTTGCGCGCAGCCTGAACGATGCGCGGCTGAGGGGAATCGGACGATGACCGCCAATCAGGCGATCCGCAGCGCGCTGGTCGCGCAGCTGAAGCTGCGCCCCGAAATGACCGGGGTCGCAGGGCTTTCGGTCGAGGCGGGCACCAACACCTTGCCGCAGGTGCGCGTCGACGACCCCGTCGCCACCGAATGGGGAACCAAGGACCGGCGCGGACGCGAGCTGCGCACCGCGATCACGATCCGCGTGTCGCGCGGGCAGACCATGCGGCTGCCGATGCTGGTCGCGGCAGCGGAAAGCGTCGGCGAGGCACTCGCGGGCAGCATCGATGGCTGGCGCATCGGCAGCGCGATGACGGTGCGCGCGCGCAGTTTCGACAGTGCCGACGGCACGCGATCGGCGCTGGTCGAACACCGCATCCGCGTTCTCGAAGACTGATTTTTAGGAGACAATTCATGCCCATGGAAAAAGGTTCTGCGTTCCTGCTGAAAGTCGGCAACGGCGCATCGCCGGTCGTGTTCACCACCGTTGCGGGATTGCGCACGACGCAGCTGAGCATCGCTGGTGAAAGCGTCGTCGTGACCAACAAGGGGTCGGGCGGCTGGCGCGAACTGCTGTCGGGCGCGGGCGTGCGATCGGTCAGCGTGTCGGGGGCAGGCATCTTTACGGGCTCTGCGGCCGAGGCGCGGCTGAAGGCCAAGGCGCTCAACGGTGAACTCGACGATTTCGAACTGAGCTTCGAAAGCGGCGAGCGGATGCAGGGCCGCTTCCTGATCGCACGGCTCGACCATTCGGGCGATTTCAACGGCGAACGCAATTACGCCGTGACGCTCGAAAGCTCGGGCCCGGTGGTGTCGCTGTGAGCACTGCGAACGCTGCGCGCGGAGAGGCACTGTTGCGCGTCGGCGGAGCCGATCTGCTGCTGCGCCCGACGTTCACCGCGCTGGTCGCCGCCGAGGAAGAACTGGGGCCGTTGTTCGCGCTCGTCGAGCGCGCGGCGGGGGGTGGGCTGAAGCTCGGCGAGATGGTCGCGCTGTTCTGGCACTGCCTCGCCGACCGGCCCGAAGGGCTGACGCGCGACACGCTCGGCGAAGCGGTGGCGGGGCAGGGCCTGGCCGCAACGACGCCGGTGCTGCGCTGCATCCTCGGGCAGATTCTGGGTGGGCGATAGCTTCTCTGCATCCGCCACCAACCTCGCAGGGGTTGCGGGTGCAGTGCTGGGGTGGCGGCCCGATGAGTTCTGGCGTGCGACCCCGGCCGAATTGGCGGCGGTGCTCGCCGTACTTGCGCCTGCCGCCGCTGCGCCGCCCGGTGCTGACGATCTGACCCGCTTGCAGGAGATGTTTCCCGATGGATGAGGAAATCGAACGGCTGGTCATCGCCGTGCGCGCCGACACACAGGGCTTCGCGCGTGACGTCGCAACGATGCGCGGCGAACTCGAGGGGCCGTTTTCGGGCGGCGTCGACCGCGCCGGGCGGGCGCTCGAGACATCGCTGATCCGCGCGATCCGCACTGGCAAGCTAGGCTTCGAGGATCTGAAATCGGTGGCGCTGAGCGTGCTGGCCGACATCGCCGCGAGCGCGATCCGCTCGGGCATCGGCGCGATTCTGGGCGGCGGCCAGGCGACGGGGAACGGCGGCTTGCTCAACCTCGGCACCTCGCTGCTCGGCGGGCTGTTCGGGCTGCCGGGGCGCGCGACCGGCGGGCCGGTGTCGCCGGGCCGAGCCTATGTCGTCGGCGAACGTGGCCCCGAAGTGTTCGTGCCGACCGCCAGTGGCAGTGTGGCGGCGGCGGGCGGCGGTTCCGCGCGCGATGTGCGGATCGCGCTGACCATCAACGCGCCCGGCGGTGCCGCGCCCGATATGCTCGCACGGTCGTCACGCCAGGTCGCGCGCGCGGTGCGCTCGGCATTGTCGGCAGACTGAATTCGCGCAATCGAAGGGAGGCAGGACATGCCCTATTGGCTGGCGACGGCGGCATCGCAGCAGGCGACAACATGGCTGAAACGCTTTGACCCCGCCTATTGGACCGTCGATTTTCCGCGTGCGATGATGGCGGCGGTGACGACGACGGGGCCGCATGCGCTGCGCGTCGACCTGAGCTTTTATCGGCGCGACGATCTGGCGGGGCTGATCTGGGCGAGCGAGGACACGGTCGATCACCCGCTGCTCGCCTATGCGACGTCGCGCGACTATCGGCGCTGCACGCTCAAATTTCGCTGGCGGTCGTCGGGGGTCAGGCCGCTCGACGCGATCAACGGCCCGACACTGACGATCGAGGGGCGCGACGAAAGCGGGGCGGCGCGGGCATGGTATGTGCGACTGTGGAACTATGCGGTGGGCACGCCGACCGATGCGGTTGTGACGATCGATTTCGGCGCGCTCGACGGCGGGTTTTTGCTGCCGGCTGAGGCCGAACCGGTGTGGGCGGGCGACATCGACCGGATGTTCGTGTCGCTGGTGCCGACCGCTTACGATGCCACTCCGGCAAACCTCGCCGCGCCTGCTGAGGCCTGGGTGACGCTCGACGACATGGCGAGCGACGGGTCGGGGTCGGTGCTCGCGCTGGGCGACGTCCAGGTCCCGCCGCACGGCATCGCGATCGCGACCGGATATGACGACAGCTACAACGTCACGCCTGAGCGACTGGTGCGCAACATCATCGCGCTGGGGTATCGCGGCGCGGTCAACCATTATGTCGGGATGAGCCATTATTACCGGCTCGATCCGGTCGGTGCCGCGCATCTGGTGTCGTTGCGCGGCGGTGCGCTCAACACGGCGTGTGCGGCGTGGCATGCCGATTGGGCGGCGCGGCTACACGCGGCGGGGCTGGGGCTGATCGTTTCGCTGAGTTACGAACTATTCAACGCAAATTGCTGGGAAGACTGGAAACAACGCGCCTCGAACGGCGATCCGGCGCTGACCGGCTGGGTGCCGCCATCGACCTTGCTGAGCCCCGCGCATCCCGGCGCGATGGCATATCTTGCGGCGGTCGCGCGCGCCTTTGTGCAGATTGCGGTCGACGCCGGACAGTCACCGCGCTTCCAGATCGGTGAGCCATGGTGGTGGGTCGCGTTCGACGGGCGCATCTGCCTGTATGACGATGCCGCCCGTGCCGCATTCGGCGGATCGCCGGTCGTTATCGACGATGTCGCCGCACCGATGTCGGCGGCGCAGACTGCGTTGCTCGATGCGGCGGGGGTGTTGCTCGCGGCGTCGACGGCGGCGTTGTTTGCGGCAGTCCGTGCCCATTACGCGGACTGTGAACGACTGATGCTCGTCTATCTGCCGACGGTGGCCGACGATGCCGCGCCCGAGGTGCGGCGCGCCAACGTCCCGCTCGGCTGGGCGTCGCCCGCGTTCGATGTCCTTCAGCTCGAGGATTACGACTGGGTGACGCGCGGCAGTCGCGGGCAAAGCGCTGCAGGGCAGGCGGCGATGACCGCGCGGCTCGGCTATCCCGCCGCACAGCAACATTATCTGTCGGGGTTCGTCCTGCGCCGCGAGGACCGCGCGCAATGGGCTGAGATCGTCGCCGCCGCCGAGGCGCGGCGCGATGAAGTCGCGGAAACCTTCATCTGGGCGCTGCCGCAGGTGCTGCGCGACGGGCTGACGCTGTTCCGGGTCGGGGAGGATGATTTGACCGAATTCGACGATATCGATTTTCCGCTGGCCTTGGGCCGCGAGGCGCTGGTCGAGCCGGGGTTTTCGACGCAGATCGTGACGACCGCGTCGGGGCATGAACAGCGCAACGCCGATTGGGCGAGCGCGCGGATGCGCTACGACGCCGGGCCGGGCGTGCGGTCCGAAGCCGATGTCCAGACGCTGATCGGGTTTTTCCGGGCGCGTCGCGGTGCGGCCAAGGCGTTCCGGTTCCGCGATCCGCTCGACCATAGTTCGAATGCGATGACCGGCGTGCCGACCGCGACCGATCAGTTGTTGGGGCAGGGCGACGGCGTGCGGACGCGGTTTGCGCTGGTCAAGCGATACGGGAGCGGTCCCGATGCCGAAGTCCGCGTCATCGCCCGGCCGGTGCCGGTGTCGGTAAAGGTTGCAGTCGGCGGCGTTTCAATGACTTCCGGATGGAATTTGAGTGCAGACGGCGGAATAGAATTCTCCAATCCGCCCGCGGCCGGCGCGGCGGTGACGGCTGGGTTCGCGTTCGACGTTCCCGTCCGCTTCGCCGAAGACCGGCTGCGCGTCTCACTCGCAACCTTCATGGCCGGCGAAGTGCCGAGCGTCGAACTGGTCGAGGTGCGCGAGGCT